AAGTCCACGCATACCGAAAGTGCGCTTCAGCATAGTTCGGGTTGAGTTCAATCGCTCGCTTGAACTCCTGCTCGGCGCCACGGACGGTATTTAGGGGAGGGCAGAAAGGTTGCGCGGAGAGGGGTCGTCATGAACCTCCCCAACCCAACCTCCAAAATGGGACTTCGGTCTTGGCGAAATAACGAAACGCGTCGGGACCGTGATCGTGTATCTTTAAGGGCTTTTCTTCGCCGCGTTGGGCTGCCTTGGTATCCCACGCATAGGTCTGCATCTCCTGGATCGTCTTGGGAACGCCCTGGCGGCAAAACCGCACCATTCGCTGATTAAGCACCATCGAGGCGACTCGAATGCCGTCATTCACGTCGTTGTCAGCATCTCGGTGCCAAATACCGCGTTTCATCATTTCGGCTTTGAACGATGCCGCAGACGGGTCAATGATTACCTTCGCATTATTCTGGGAGCCGATGAATTCAACCAGATCATCAGCATATTCGGCATCCGTCTTCTGTCGCATTTGCACGACCGAGTCCCAATAATACTCGCGTGTTATCCAGAACACCTTGCCGTCGTCGTAGATATCGAGAAAGACCATCGGATTCGTCGTCCCGTAGTCGACGGCAATAATGCGCGATTGATGACCACCTCGGTAATGGAGCCCCCGTGGTTCGTCGTTCTGATTGTAGAGTAGGTCCTCGGACCAGGAATCCTTGTAAATTGCACCCTCCGCGATCACCCATAGGCCTTCGATAAACCTCTTGTAAAAGAATCCTGCATAGAGTCGTTTTTGCATTTAGACGAAGTCTGCCGGTAGATTCGGGTTGTCAGCCATCGTGAAGTGATCCGACCAAAGGATCTTCTTTGCGCGGAGTTCTTGGCTGTCGAGGTATTCGGCCTTAAGCCAGTGATAAGGGCTATCGGGGTTGGTTGTGGCATAGAGTCGCGCGCCTTCTGGCGACATGCGACTGAGCAGCATTTGAAAGAAGCTTTTCGGCATCAGGCTGATTTCATCGCAAATGGCTATGCCAACGGTCAGGCCGCGAATGTATTTTTCTGAGCCTTCATCTTTGGCGCCGATAACCAGCCATTTGCTACCACAGAGCGTGAGTTGACCAGTGCTCTGGTTGTAGCTGTAGTTGCGGGCTCCAACGATCTCGAAGAGATCGTTTAGCACGTTGTTGTGAATGCTCTGCTTTGAAACCCCGGTGATCACCTTGCGACCGGCTACGTTGTACTGACAGCAGTAGAGTGTCTTTGGATGCAGGCACCAAGTTTTGCCGCTGCGAACCGCTCCTTCGAGGATATTGATCGGCCAGTCCTTTTCGGGCGGCCGCATGGCGAATCGTTCCGCCGAGGCACCGAAATTGAAAATCGGCATTTCTACTTGTCCTTCTTCACGTGATCGATTCCCCGCTGCTTCTTCGTCTCGCTTTTGGCCTCGTCAGCCCCGAAGACCTTGTGTCGTTCCTGATCCGATGCCTCGTGTTGCGCATGGATTGCACGAAACTCCTGTGCCAGAACATTGAGGTTGTCTCCGCCATCGGGCCGGTGGGCCTTTAGGGCCTTCAGTAAATTGCCGAATGCCTTGCTATCGCCTTTCGCTGCCAGATTCAGGTTCTGCTTGATAATTGCCCGGAGCATCGGCAACCGCCGGCGTTTTCCGTCCTTCACCACGGTGATGCGGCTGTTGAGTTCTTTTCGAAGAACATCTGCGACCGTATCTGTTTTCTTTGGGCGTCCGTGAGGATTTCCGGATTGCCCCGGCTTGAACTGCGTGTGTCGAGGTGGCTTCATGAAACCGACCGAATATTCCGTATCATCTTGCTCAGACATAAGCCTCCGATCTTTCGACAGCCGTTTCGTCAAACCGTTTCCCGGTAGTTGCATGAATTGCATGGTCGCCAGTGTGGCGCTCCCAGCGCTTGATGGCGGTGTCGACATAGATTGGATCGAGCTCTATTCCGTAGCAGCACCTTCCCGTGCGCTCCGCCGCAATCAGAGTGGACCCAGAACCCAGGAACCCATCCAGGACGACATCACCACGTGCTGAGCAATCGAGCAGCGCGTCTGCGATCAGCGGCACCGGCTTTATCGTCGGATGCAGCCCTAGAAGATTTCCTTCTTCGCCGTGTTTTGAGAGCGTGTTGATTGCCGGATATTGCCACACGTTCGTGCGGTTGCGTCCGAACCGGCCGAGCTGGATGTTGTTTCGGTGTGTCCTCTTGCCACGTCGAAAAACAAAGACCATTTCATGCTGCGAACGGTAGAAAGACCCCATTCCACCGGTGTTCTTCACCCAGACACAGACGTTCAGCAGAGAATCATGAACCTGGTTGCCGGCCTCGAGCAGTTCTCCCATATGCCGCCAATCCATACAAATGAAATGAATCGAGCCGTTTGTGCTGTGCCGGGCCATAAGTCCGAGACTCTTTGTCAGGAATGAGACAAACTCGAATTCGTCCATCTCACCCGACGCCATTTTGAAGTCAGGGTGGCGAACTTTGCCCTTGCCGCTGGCATGGCCATCGATGCGAACGTTGTATGGCGGGTCCGTGAAGATCACGTTCGCTTGTTGCTCTTCCATGAGAAGGGAGTACGATTCCCGCCGCAGTGCACTTCCGCAAAGGATGCGGTGTCTCCCTAGTTGCCAGAGATCGCCGGGGCGGCTGATCAGCTGAAGAGCATCGGACATTTCGAAGACATCATCGTCGTCCGGTTGATCGTTCGATTCTGCCAGGAGCAAGTCGATTTCGGGAACTTCGAAGCCGGTAATCGTGACGTCGAAGTCATCGATTGTGATCAGGTGCTGCAGCTCGATTGCGAGAATCGACTTGTCCCAACCGGCTTTTTCGGCCAATCGATTGTCGGCGACCACATAGGCGCGCACCTGATCGTCCGACAGGTTCTCAAGGCGAAGCGTTGGAACCTGGGAACGGCCCAGTAACTGTGCGGCTGCCATGCGACCGTGACCGGCCACCACCATGTTGTTCTTGTCGATGAGAACTGGGTTGACGAAGCCAAATTCCTTGATGCTGGTGGCGATCTGACGCACCTGGTGCTTCGAATGAGTTCGCGCGTTACTGGGATTGGTCTTCAGCTGGCTGATTGGCAAATCACGAACCATCAGAGCTGTTTCTCTCATATTGTCTGGCGTCTTTGCTCTCATACAAGTGAATGTGCATCAGGCGTCCAATCGTTTACAATGGTTTAGCTGAATCCGTCCCAGGTGCGGACAAACCTTATGCAGATAAAGAATTGATTCCCGAAGGGTTTATCGCAGGCAAAATTCTTGTCCGAAACCTACCGTGGACAATGTTTTAAACATTTTTTTCAGCGGAGACTCAAACCACGAAGGGTCCCATTGAAAGGGTCCGTGATTTCTTGAACTTCTCTTCAGCCCGATACAAAACCCGCAAAGTCTCGCGGCGCAGCCATGCCGGTTTCTTAGCCTTTATAGCTTGTGAGAAGGATCGAATAGGATCTGTCTGCGATTTCTGATTCCAGAGTGCAAGCTTTTGGCGAGATTGTTTGGGTAAGAATTCCCGCAGTGTGAATCGTTCCAATCGATCTGTAACCTCGAGATATTGAGTTTGGGACACTCGAGAATTGGCGGGATTCTTGCCGCGCATCTCACACATGAGTCTTCCAGCGATCTGATAAAACTCGGGAACAGGCGGGGGGACCGCATCGATCGTCAAGCGACGGGTGGAAACCCACCATTGCACGTCCGAATAATTTCGGCAAATCTGGTCGATCGTGTCCCAGACACTGCCGAACACTACCTTATCGCGAATCAGAACGGGCGCTTGTAACTGCAGAGACAAAAACTGAATGAGGACAGGTTCTCTGGCTTCGTTGCAGATAGTGCTTACGACTAGTCCTTGAGTACACGGGCCGGAAACGACGGAAGATACAAGATTGTCACAGTTTACACGTAGCCATTCCCGGTCACTCTCCGGTGTCTGATCATAATTGAAGCGACCCCATCTCAGGGCGAAGACCGCTCTGCCTGCACGCTGTTGCCGCTCCGTCCTTCGCCTCGCCATCGCCTCTCCCCGGCACATGGACTTGCTACTTCCTCCCAAGGAAGCGTCAATGTTACTGGTTCCTTCGGAGGCCGTTTATGTCGCAAGACCCAGAAAGCAGGATCGCCCAATTGCCCA